GTAACCCTCCGCCGCAGGCTCACTAACCACGGGCGCGGACTCACCGTCGATGAAGTCGAGCGAGTCGCCACCCACCTCGGCACAACCCCCACAGCCCTCATCGCCCAGGCCGAGACCAACTAGGCCACCCACCCCCTACCAAACAAGAAGGCCCGGCAGGAGTGCCGTCCCACCGGGCCAGTGACCAACCCCCTACCAAGAAGGAAGATCATGCCCAAGTCTAGCGCATGGGCCACGGTCGACGCTGACCAGCACGTCGCCGTCGGCCGCCCACACGCCGCCCACGGCGTCACCATCACCCCACTGGCCGAGCCCGGCAAGCCCACCACCTTCGCCGTCGAGGCCACCACACCCGACACGCCCCTCACCCGCAACGGCCTGCGCGACCTCATCGCCGCCATCGTCGACGCCTCCCAGGTCGATGACCCCGAATGGGGTGACCTGAAGTGCGCGTGAACCGCTACGACATCGCCGCCTGGGTCGCCGGAGCCATCGGCATCATCGCCGCCATCTCCACCACCTGGATCGGCCAGCACATGCTCATCTGGTCCGGCTTCGCCGCCGTCGTCCTCGTCATCTGCACCGCCCTCGCCGAGAAGGAGGGCCACCGATGAGCATGAAGCTGTCATTCCGTGACTACTACGCCACCGTCGGCGACATCATCGCCCGCGACATCATCCCCCTGGACACCGAGTACCGGCACGACCGCGTGCACCCCGGCTACATGGCGTTCCGCTCCCAGCAGGACCTCATGGGCGCTGCCCGCGTCATCGGCGGGGAAGACCTCGCTGAGAAGGTGCAGGACCAGTGGCCCCAGGAGTGGAAGGTCGTCCAGCACGGCGGATGGATGTTGTGCTGGCGGGAGGTGGCCCAGCGATGAGCCGCATCGTCTACGTCCAGTCCACGGCTCACCCGGGCGCGTCCTCGTGGCCCGTCGGCCAGGCCGGCCTCAAGGTCGGTGACCGGCTCGCCGTCCAGCACGGTGACCGCATCGTCGTGGTCTCTGCCGGCCTGTACATGCTGCGTGACCTCCTCGACAACGAGGGCCAGGAGGCCCTGGAGGAGTGGGACACCAGCGACCGCGCCTGCGCGGCGTGCGCCGCCGACGAGGGCTCCCCGGCGCACAAGGCGCTCGAGGAGGACACCGCCAAGCAGGCCAGGCGCCTTCTCACCCTGTTCGCGGAAGGTGAGCCCGCCTGCCAGGTGATCGCCCCCATGCAGGAGCGTGAGCGCGCCATGGCCCGCATGATCAACGCCCAGGCGGCCGCATGATCCGCGTCATCACCACCCGCGTGCAGGCGCGCATGTCCTGCGACCACCCAGGATGCAGCAACACCATCCGCCTCCCCGAGAGGCCCCCAGACCTGGACCGGGACGTCGCCGACATCCAGGCGTTCCACACCACCGCCAAGCTCCTCGGCTGGACCGTCGAGGACGACGACTGGAACAGCCCCGTCACCTGCCCCAACCACACCCCTACCACTACCAAGGAGAACCAATGAGAGTCCCCACCATCTACCCCCGCCGGCAAGTCGAGACCACCGGCGTCTACTACAAGCCCGACGAGGACGACATCGACGAGCTCCAGGCCGAGAACGAGAGCCTGCGCAAACGCCTGCTGAACGCTCACGACCGCGCCAACGAGCTCGAAGACGCCCGAGACGCCGCGGTGGGCAAGAACCTGGCGATACTCGACATTGTCGTGGACCTCACCGCCGACATGGGTATCACCCTGGGGACCCGTCACCTCGACGCCCTCCCCCTTGGTGCCGTGATCCGCACAGACAGAGACCAGGCGTGGACACACATCGGCGTCGACACCGTCAGCGGCCACTCCCTGTGGCTCACCCCCACCGAGGACGAGGCATTCACCAGCGAGCAGATCGATGCGGCGTTCGCGATCGTCTCACTCGCCTGGGTACCTGGAGCGAAGGAGAGCAACTGATGAGCGGCCACTACCGGTCCTACGACGACGACGGCAACCCGATCGACGTCTACGAGTTCCACCTGGTGCCCGGCTGGGGCCCCATCGCCTGGCTCCGCATGCGCCGCCTCCTCAAGGAGGGGTGGGAGTACGCCGGGAAGATGAACGTCGGTCTCCTCCGCACGGCCTACTTCGTGAACCGCCCCCTCGGAGAGGGTGACCAGGCGTGAAACAGCGCATCGACTGGTCCAAGCCCCAGCACTGCCGGGTGTGCCTGCGTCCCATGCGGAACCGCCGCGTCCGCAGCGCTGACGCCCCTGGGACTGTCGCACTGTGGTCGGACGGGGCGTGCGAGATGTGCGCGAAGCGGATGCAGCCCTCAGGCCCTCGCCGGTCCCCGACCGTCCGTGAACTGGCGGCCGCCGGCCACCCCTGCATCTCACCAGCACCCATGCCATCCCGAGTGAGGAGCTACCCGCTATGAGCGAGCCAACGCAGAACGCCCTGGTCGTCAGGGAGGACTCGATGGCCCCGGCCGCCGTGCAGGCCCGCATCGCCTACGCCAAGAGCCTCGCCGCGTCGAGCCTCCTGCCCGACGCCTACCGGGAGCGGCCGGCCAACGTCCTGCTAGCCATCGAGTACGGGCAGGCCCTGGGCATCAAGCCGATCGCGGCCCTGAACGGCATCAACGTCATCAAGGGCAAGCCCACCATGAGCGCTGACCTGATGGCGTCCGTGGTCAGGAAGGCCGGCCACAAGCTCCGCATCAGACAGGAGGGCATGAGCGTTCACGCCCAGCTGGTCCGCGCCGACGACCCAGATTTCACCTATGAGGTCGTGTGGGACGAGGCGCGGGCGCGCCGAGCCCAGTTGTGGGGCCAGCGCGGACCCTGGTCCCTGTACCCCGAGCAGATGCTCCGGTCTAGGGCGATCACCGAAGTCTGTAGGCAGGGCGCGTCGGATTGCCTGTACGGGGTCATCTACGCCCCCGAGGAGATGACCACGGAGGAGCACGGCCCCGGCGTGGAGGACTACCTGGGGCCTGACGACACGGTCGCCCGGCTCCGGCAGGAGTGCGAGGACCTGGTGCACCGGTTCGTCAGGAAGTTCGGGGGAGACCCCGAGCAGATCGCCCAGGAGTGGATGGACCAGGGTGGCACCGCCAACCCGCCGGCACTCACCGCGTGGCTGACCGCCCGCATCCCACAACCACAACCCCAACCCCAACCGCAGGAGCCCGCCGACGACGAGGTCGTCGAGGGCGAGATCATCGAAGAGGAGAACACCAATGACTGACACCCCCAAGTACGGGCAGAAGGAGGCCCTCGCACGGGCCGCTGTCGCCCAGTGGCTCGGCAAGGAGTCCAAGACGGCCATGACCGACGCCAAGGCGTCGATCCTGGGGCACATGGGTCCCGGCGACAAGCTTCACGCCCGCATCGGTGACCTCGACGTCGGCACCGTGTCGGTGACCGACCCGAAGCCCCGTGAGGTCCTGGAGATCGCCGACGAGAAGGCGTTCACCGCCTGGGTCAAGGCCAACCACCCTGACGCCATGGTCGAGACGGTCGCCCCGTGGTTCTCCGCTACCGCGAACCTGACCGCCCTCATCGCCCACAGCGGCGAGATGCCCGACGGCGTCGAGATCACCGAGCGTGTTGGTTCCCCGACGGTGCAGGTGCGCCTGTCGGAGGGGCAGACCGCGAACCTCGAGGCCCTGGCCGCAGGGTCCGCCATTGCCGCATACATCACCACCGGAGAGCCTGAGGAGGCCACCAAATGACCCGCATCACCACCACCGTTGAGACCGTCAGCATCACCGACATCAAGGCAGGCGACACCATCCTCCGCGATGGCGGGGAGCGCATCACCGTCACCGAGGTAATCAGTTGCGTGCCTCACCTCCTGACCTACCGAGATGCGAAGGGGCAGGATCGTCTGGCCTTCGGGGACTGTGCCCTGCGTGTCGTGCCGGAGAAGCCGGAGGAGCCCGCCGAGGAGCCGGTGTGGCCTGACGTCGACCTCATCCGCATCATCCGAGGCAAAGAGAACGGCAACTGCATCGACGGCTCCCTGGCCTACCGGATCGACGGCGGACACGGCTTCCGTCTCCTCGACGGCCCCAGGGTCGAATACGCCTTGGTCCACGACTTCGACGGTGACGCGATCTACGAGTGGGAGGAGGTTGTGGCTGTTGCCAAGTCCGCCATTCTCGCCAGCCTCGGCACCACGGACGACGACACCGAGGACGACACCGACGACGTCGACGACGAGGAGGAGACCGAGGACGAGGACGACTGCGATGGGTCCTGCCTGGCCTGCATCATCATGCGGCTCATCACCGCAGCAGCCGCAGGCAAGGGCAAGGAGGACGAGAAGTGAGCGCCACCTACCTCGTTGAGGTCATCACCTTCAACGACCTCCGCCCCGGTGACCGCGTCCTCTACCAGGGCGCCCCAGTCACCGTCACCGCCATCGGCATCAGCGCAGTCATCGCGTCCCTCACCGAGGCGACCTACACCACCGACGACGGCATGGTCGGGTCCATCCCGAAGATGATGTGCCCGCCCCTGTGCCGAATCGTCCCCGACACCCCACCAGCCCTGGAGGCCGCGTGAGCACCATCATCCTCACCGCCCTCGCATTCATCATCGGTCGCCGACGGAAAGGAGACAGGCCATGACGAGGCCCGACGCCAGCCTCACGGTCACCGGCTACGCCTCCCGTGACCCCGAGCTGCGGTTCACGCCCTCAGGCACGGCCGTCGCCAACGTCGACGTGCCCTGGACCCCGCGCCGCTTCAACCGGAACACCAACCAGTGGGAGGACGCCGGAGACACCCTGTGGGTGCAGGTGTCCGTGTGGGGCGACGAGGCCGAGGCGTTCGCCGAGAACGTCTTCAAGGGGACGCTCCTGACGGTGACCGGCCGGCCCCGCCTGTCCGTGTTCACCGGCCGGGACGGGACCCCCCGTGCATCCCTGGGGCTCTCCGCTGACGTGTGGGGCCTCTGTCCGAAGACCCCACGCAACAACGGCCAGGCGCAGCAGGGCGGAGCGTTCGACTACGCCCAGCGGTCCGGCTACAGCGCCCCGGCCGGCGGTAGCGCCGACGACCCGTGGGCCACCGGGGGTCAGTTCAAGGACGAGCCCCCGTTCTAACCACACCACGGGGAGGCCCCAACCCTGGGGCCTCCCCACCAACCCCCTACCAAAACCGGAAGGAAGACCATGAAACTCCGTAACCTCGCCGTCGCCGTTGTCGCTGCCGCGGCCCTCACCATGGCCGGCTGCTCGGCCGCCGACACCGCCTCCTGGAACATCAGCCAGGACTCCGACAACTTCAAGGTGACCCGCCGCGTGACGTTCGTCAACGGCATCACCGACAAGTACCTCCTGACCATCGAGGGCCTGTGCTCCATCAAGGACTCCAAGGAGGACAACTCCAAGGGCCAGCTCGAGGTCACCTGCAAGGTCGGTGACAACACCTACAAGAAGCACTTCCTGGGCCTGTCCGACAACGTCACCTACGTGGTGGAGCAGACCGAGGCATCCAAGACCGACCCCTACCACTACAAGGTGGTGTACCGGCCTGAAACGCTGGTCCCGGACATCGACATCAAGACCAGCGGTAAGGAGGGCTGACCGTGAATCCTGACCGTTCGCTCGGCCAGCGGTTCAGTACCGCTATCGCTTACGTCATCATCGCCGCTACCGGGTTCGCCGTGTTCTCCCTCATCATATGGGGCATCGTGGCGATCTGGGGCCAGATCGTAGGAGCCCTGTCATGACCACCCCAAAGAAGATCGCTGACCTGGCCGGTTGGGTCATCGAGCAAAACGGTGACCTGTCGTGCCCACTCCTGAAGGCTATCGGCTACTGGCACGAGGACCTCGGCACGGTCGCCCGGACGATCGACATCCTCGAAGACCTCGCCCCTGGGAGCCACCGGCGCCCGATCGCCGAGGTACGCCTCGCTACCCGCCTCATGGCTATTGCAGCCCAGGCGGATGCGATGCTCCGGTCCCTTGGCGTCGAGGACCCGGCTGCCTTGTTCGCCGCCGAGTGGGAGCGGGCCGCCGTCAAACACCCAGGCATGACGCTGGACTGCGACGGCCCGACGGACGAAAACCGCTTCTACGCGTTGGCGGAGGAGGTGGGGGAGGTGTGCGCCGCCCTCACCTACGACAACAAGGCCGACACGGGCCACAACGCCGACCTCATCTCGGAGGTCACCCAGGTCGGGGCCCTCGCCCTCGCCTGGCTCACCCGCTACCAGGAAGGCCCCCAAGCATGACCGCCATCCAGCAGCTCCAAACCGCCCTCGACGACTACGACGATGACGAGCTCATGCGAATCATCGAGGACGCGGACCTGGATGATGTCAGGTACCTGCGTGACCTTGCCCAGGAGGCCGTAGACATCGCAGAAGAGTACGAATACCACCTCGAGCGAGTGGAGGAGTCGTGACCGATCCGATTCGGCAGCGCCCTGCCGACCTTCAACGCGAGCTCGACGAAGCGAAAGCCTCCGTCACCGTCACCTATTGGCACCTGTTCCAAACCACCGAGAACCTTCTCAAGGAGATCACTCGGCTATCCAGCCGCAACACCCAGCTCATGGCGGAGAACGAGAGACAGCGTGTGCTGCTCGCTGCCCTGAAACGGGAGCCGGCCACACCGCGCACCATCAGCGGCGGAGAAGACTCCCGCGATCTGCCTGCCGGGACCGTCGTCATCGACAATGCCGGCGTCGCCTGGCAGTGCGACGATGGCGGCCTTTGGACCCCCGCCGAATTCAACCCCACAACGACCGACGACCACCTAGAGGCCGCATATGGCCCCTACACCATCGTCCACACCCCCAAGGAGGAGTCATGACCGACCCAATTCAGCAGTGCCCCGCCGACGCCGATGTGATTGCCGCGAGACTGAAGGAATACCTAGGTGCTGACTACTTTGCCGGGGCGATCAAAAATGTCTACGCACTCATCAACCACATCGCCTTCCTTGAAAGGCAGGTAGTCGACCTGAAAGGCACAATCGCCCGCATGCAGGAGGAGAACGCCAATGAGTGACAAGACCGCTATCCTCGACAAGCTCAAGGAATATGAGAAGACAGGTCACTACGACGGTGCGGTTGGCGACATCTACGCGCTCATCCACCACATCGCCGCCCTCGAAGAGGAAGTCGACGACCTCAAGGAAGCCGTCGTCCCGCGCACGGTGGAGGGAGACGGTAGCGACCTACCCGCTGGGACCGTCGTCATCGACAAAATCGGCGACGCCTGGCGAAGGTACCGCCTGGAAGGGTGGGTGCCGACCGGAGACGGCCCCTATGACTCCCTCCCGGAATCGGGTGGCCCCTACACCATCGTCTACACCCCTACCCCTAAGGAGAACACCAATGACTGAAGACACCGTCGGCTTCCTACGCCGTGAGAACTCGGACCTCCGCCTGGAGGTCGAGCACCTACGAGAGGCGACCGAGCTCATGGGGCAGGAACTTGCCGTCCTGCGTGAGCGTGACTTCCTCGGCCGGCTCCTCGAAGAGCGGCACACGGCCAAACGGATATCCCTTCTCCCCTACCTCAAGCAAATGGTCGCCGACATCAGTGATGACCGGATCGTTGAGGATGTGAAGGCCGGCCACACTGGCCGTATCGGCACCATCCGCGGCGTCGCCATCGAACTGCTCTGCCAGTTGCAGGAGCTCTGCGATGAGCTTCAGCGGACGCGTGATCTTGTCCCGGAAACCATCGACGGCGGGGAGGACTCACGGGACGCGGCTGAGGGGACGACAGTCGTCGACCCTGACGGGGAGCCTTGGGTGTTCGATGAGGGCGGCTGGGTGCGCCTGTACCCATACTGCGAGGAACTGCGACACGAGGAGCTACAGGAGCAGTACGGCCCTTACACCATCGTCTACACCCCCAAGGAGAGCACCAATGAGTGACGAACTGACCTCGAAGCAGGTCATCGAGGGTATCGAGTCCGCCATTACCGACTGGGAATTTGATGGCGACTATCGAGGCTATTGGGATGAAATGGCCCAGCAGACAATGGTCGACGACCTGCGCACCCTCCTCGAAATCACCAAGACAGCCCTAGAGCCGAACATGACCGTCCGATGCCAGGGCAGCATCACCCACCCCGGAGCGACGATGCGCCTCAAGACGGATCACGTCTACATCCATGTCTTCGATGACCAGTTTGCCGTGACGTGCGACCCATGTGGCACTCAGAGCGTGACAGTCGAGGTGACCGGCCAGGTGATGTTCGGCCTGCGGGCACTGCCGGTTGACGGCGATATCGTGGAGGGCGCCCGATGAGCACCGTTGACCGTACTGCCAACCCCTACGAGATCGGCGTCGCCTACGTCGACGGTAAGCCCCTCGGCAAGGTCAGCCGCTCCGACTTCGTCGAGGAGACCAAGGATACGGGCCTGCTTCGAACCATCATGGAGAAGTTCTTCGTGGAGGAGTCGCTCGCGCTCTCCGCTCTGTCCTACTGCAAGGGCGGCTACGAGATCACCCTCTCCGACGACCGTGAGCGCAACCGCACGATCATCACCATCGGCCCGGCGGGGTGTCACCCGTGACTGACGGCGCTGAGCCGCTGGTGGACACGCAGGCCGCGATCCTCGCCGCCGGGGTCTCCAAACGCACCCTGCACCGCAGGGTCGCCGCCGGGCGCCTCAAGCCCGCCGGCCGGGACCGACGAGGCCGCACCCTCTACCGGCTCAGCGACGTCCTCGCGACACTCCCCAACACCAGTGGACAAACACTGGACACCAGTGGCACACTTAGGGCCAGTGGGACACCCCTACCCGACGCAGGGTAGGATGCCGCCACTCTCCTAACAGGGTGTAAGCCCAGAGGTTATGGGGATTCTAGGGGATTGAAGGGCCCCCACCAGATTGCTGGTGGGGGCCCTTTTCCTGTATAGGGGGTGCGTCGCGTGTCCAGTGGACTCCGCCGAGACAGCCGCGTATGGCGCACCCTCGCCGCGCAGGTCCGCGCCCGTGACAAGGCCGCCGGCACCCCCTGCCGCATCTGCGGTCAGCCCATCAAATGGGACGCCCACGACCCCAACGCTGACGACGCCCCCAGCGTCGACCACATCCGCTCATGGCGAGACCACCCCGACCTGAGGCTCGACCCCACCAACCTCGCCACCGTCCACCAAGCCTGCAACCGCGCTAAGGGCGCCCGCCCCCAAGCGCTCCCCAGCATCGG